CTCATGGCAGGCCATCAGGAGGTATCATACTTCCCACAGATACCAGGGCAAAATCGTCACTCCCGATGTAGCGGCGGGGCTCAGGGCGCGAAAATGTCATGTGGAACCGCCCTGGAAAGATATCGGGTATCACTACGGGATCGAGCTGGTAAACGTTGAATACGAAATTATTGCCGGAAGAATGATTGATACACCCGGCGCCCATTGTTCTGCCGGCGGAATGAATCATCGTAGTATCGGGATATGTTTCGTCGGCAACTTCGATCTGGTCGCACCAAATGAGGACCAGTGGGATCTCGGCCTCAAATTAGTACGGGCGCTTTGCGAAATCGGGAGCATAGATGACAAACGAGTTTTTGGGCACCGGGAGATTGACGGAATGAAAAGCTGCCCAGGTAGAAAATTCGACATGGTTCGGTTCCGACGGGCCTTATAAAAAGTGAGGAAACATGAAAAAACAGGGTGGATTGAATGGATAATATCGGCTCCTATATCACGGGCCCTATCGTCGATCTGGCGTTCACGTTTGTATTTTTGATTGTGTCATGGGGCGTAACCGAAGCGGCCAGGTATATCAAAACAAAAAACGGTAATGAGAAGCTCGATAACGCTTTGGCCAGGCTGTGCCACATGGTTGAAACCACCGTTTCAGAATATAACCAGGCGGTTGTGGACCGGTTGAAAGGCCAGGGGGTTTTTGACGGTCAGAGGCAAGAAGAAATCAAAAAAGAGGTTATTGCAAAAGTGATGGATCGTGCGGGCTTCGAAGTAATCAGAACGGCTCAGGCGGGCGGAATATATAAACTTTACGAGTGGTTGGGTGCAAGGGTTGAGCGATCGGTCCGGGAGCAGAAACTATTTATCACTCCTCCGAATTGTGATTAAGAATGCCGACTCAACAAGGTTACGATTACCCCGCGCTGCTGCTGCTCTTTAACGTGATGCATGCTGCCTTTACGCTGTTTTTGGGATGGTACGCCAGAAAGGTGGCGCACCAGAAGGCTACCGAGGGACGGTTCGAGTGTATTCAAAACGAGCTTCAGGAGTGTGTCAAGAATAACGATCTGGACGCACGGTTGAAAGATATTAATGCTCAGTGCGCTTCGAGGGGAGTGCAACTGACACAGCTTGAGATCAATGCGACGAAATTCAGAAGCGAGTTGCAGAATTTACCGACACAGAATCAGATCGATGATCTTCAGAAGGGCATGGCGGATCTGGTCGGGTCTTTAAGTAAAACACAGGGTCGGCTGGAAGGCATAAACCGGGCGGTTGATCTTATCAATGAATTTTTAATTAATCAGGGCGGGAAAAACAAATGATGAGTTTTGCGGAATTGGTTACTGAAGATATCCGCCTGATAATTCTGAGAAGTATCGCTGATGACGGGTATTCTCTAAACGAAGCTATCCTTCAGGAAGTGCTGAACATTTACGGGCACAATGTGGGACGTGATCGGGTGAGGACCGAAATGCAGTGGCTTTCTGAACAGGGATTGATCAGTATCGACAATGTTGCCGGATTTATGGTGGGCAGGTTGACCGGAAAAGGTCAGGATTGCGCTTCCGGAAAATGCAGGGTGCCGGGTGTTAAAAAACCGAGGCCTGAAAACTAAATGAAACGTCAACCATCGTCAATAGACAGACTTCCGGATGATATCCGGGAAAAACTTCAGGAGCTGTTAAGAGATCCCAGGGTCACCCAACTGGATGCCACCCGTCAGATCAACGAAATCCTGGCCGATCAGGGTGAAGAGGCAAAGCTCAGCAAGTCGGCCGTTAACCGGTATGCTGTCCGGATGGAAACTATCGGCGCCAAGATCCGACAGTCAAGAGAAGTGGCAAAGATGTGGATCGGCAGGCTCGGGGCTGAACCCCAGGGTGAAGTCGGGAAACTTTTAAACGAGATGGTCAGGAACCTGGCCTTTGACCTGACATCGGAAATGCTCGAAGGGAATGAACCCATAGAGCCGCGCATGCTCAAAGACCTGGCCTTTGCTGTTGAACGCCTTGAAAAGGCCGCCAGCGAGAACACCAAGCGGGAAGACCAGATTCGTATAAAAGTAGCTGATGAAGTCCAGTTGACAGCTAAAAAATGCGGTTTGAGCGATTCGTCAGCAGACATGATCCGTCGAAAAATATTGGGTATTAACGAATGACATGGAAAACTGAAGACAACAGGGATTATAGAAACCCGAATGTTTCCCCTGATGTATTACTTGGCTACCAGCAGCGGTGGATTGCCGATAACAGTCCTGTCAAGTTTTGCGAGAAATCACGCCGGATCGGTTTGAGTTGGTCGGAGGCTGCGGAAGATGCCCTGCTTGCGGCGAGATCAAACGGTATGGATGTTTTTTACATAGGCTACAACTACGATATGGCACGTGAGTTTATTGAAGATGTCGGTGATTGGGCCAGACATTATAACCTTGCGGCCAGGGAAATCGAAGATTTTATCTGGAAAGATGAGCGTGAAGAAAAAAAAGACATTCAGGCTTTTCGGGTTAGGTTTCCCAGTGGATACAAAATAACTGCCCTAAGTTCTCGACCTTCAAACATCCGTGGTAAGCAGGGGAAAATAGTCATTGATGAGGCAGCTTTTCACGATGACCTCCCAGGTCTATTAAAGGCCGCAATGGCAATGTTGATATGGGGCGGCCGTGTAGTGGTGATTAGTACCCATTTTGGAGAGGACAACCCATTTAATGACGAAATAACACAAATAAGGGCCGGGAAAAAGCCTTACAGTCTCCATCGTATCACCTTTGACGATGCCCTCGGAGAGGGTCTTTACAGACGCGTATGTTTAAGAAAAGGAATCGAATGGAGTGCCGAAGATGAAATAAAATGGCGTCAAACGGTTATCGGAATGTATGGCGACGATGCCGAAGAAGAGTTGCACTGTGTGCCGTCGAGAAGCGGCGGCACGTTTATGTCGATTACCCTGATCGAGTCGGTTATGGATGAAAGGGTCGAGGTTATCCGATGGAAGCCTCCCTATGCGGGGTTCGTGGACAAAGACGATATCACCCGGTATGTGGAAGTTGAGGATTGGTGTAAAAAAGTATTATTGCCCCATCTTATGAAGCTTCCGTCTGATCTGAAAACCTACTTTGGTGAAGATTTCGGACGGGTGGCCGACCTAAGCATATTCTGGCCCATAGTTGAAACACCGGGGTTGACTTGGCACACACCTTTTGTGCTTGAGTTGTTCAATTGCCCGTTTAGCCAGCAGGAACAAATATTGTTTTTCATGGTTGACAGACTTCCGATATTTTCAGGCGGAGCTTTGGATGCGAGAGGAAACGGCGCATTTCTGGCTGAGCGTGCACGCCAAAGATACGGAAACTTATTTATCGAGGAGGTGCAACTTTCGGCTAACTGGTATCTGAATAATATGCCTCCGTTAAAAAACGCATTCGAGGACGGGACTATTAATATCCCGAAACATACGGACTACAGGGATGATTTCCGGGCGATTAAAAAGATTAATGGTATCCCTAAGATTCCTGACTCTGCAAGAACAGACAGTAAAAGCGGCGGCAAGCGACATGGAGATGGAGCTATAGCCTCATGTATGGCGCTTTATGCCGCAAGAAATATAGAAGGTGATTTCGGGAAAATCCAGTCTGCCATGCCACGGCAGGCGGCACAGATGTTTCGAGGATACTACAACCAATGACAGGATTATGGGTCACCCCTGATAAATATATCGAGTTTGAAGAGACGGTCGAAAGAAAGTCGCTGATTAACGAGATCGCCTCACGGTCAACGGCCTGGGATTTCAGCTCAATGATAGGGTTATTGCCTGACCCTGACCCTGTGTTGACAGCCAGGGGGGACGGTCCGGAAATCCTTGACGGTTTAATGGCCGATGGGCACCTGATGTCAGTGGTGCAGACCCGCAAGCTGGGAACCCTCAGGAAAGAATTTAAACTTAACGCAGGCTCCGTCAACGATGAGGAACCCTCGCCCGAGGCTGAAAAACTCAAGGATAATTTTCAGGAAGACCTGGAAGATATCGACCTGTACAACCTGATGAGCGAGTGCCTGGAGGCCCCTTATTACGGTTACACCCCGGTTGAAATATACTGGAAAGCTGTCGGGTCTCAGCTCAGGAT